ACAGCTAACACCTAATGGATCAGGAGATACTGCAAATGTTGCACTTAACGTTTAATAACGCGATCGAGGCGGCCGATGGAGATCGCCGCATGATCTCAGGCAAAATCGCGCCATACAATGAAGTGGGTTATACATCTGCTGGCCCTGTTGTATTTGAAAAAGGATCTATAGCAATTCCAGATGCAACGAAAATCAAACTGCTAATGCAGCATGACAGCACTAAGCCAGTTGGCCGTGCTACAAACTTTAGCGATAGCACAGATGGCGTTTATGCATCTTTTAAAATTTCAAGTAGCAGCCGGGGACAGGATGCACTTGTACTAGCTCAGGAAAACCTTGTATCTGGTTTATCCGTTGGTGTGGATGTATCCGCATCGAAGCAGATGAAGGGTTACCTGTTAGTTACCGCTGCAGTCCTGAAAGAGGTAAGCCTAGTGGAGTCGGCTGCCTTTGATTCAGCAGCCGTAACTGATATTGCAGCGGCTAAAGCTGAACTAGAAGCAGCGATGAGTAACAGCACAAAAACCACAACGATAAATACGACAATCGTAGAGATCGAAACCGAAACCGAAAGCGAGGAGACTGTGACTACAGCCCCTATTGATACACCGGATGTACCGGCAGAAAAACCAGTCGAGGCTGCACCAGTTCAAGCAGCTCGCCAAATTATTCGCCCATCCGTATTAGACAGCCAGACAGTACGCACACCAATTACATCAATGGCAAAGTACACAGAGCATAAAATTAAGGCTGCATTAGGCAACCAAGATTCAATGCTTTACATTACTGCGGCCGATGATGATTTCAGCACTAACCCAGCATTTAGCCCAACACAGTACCTTTCCGAATTCCCAACAAATACACGTTTTGGAACACCATCAATCGATGCATGTTCACGCGGCGTATTGCCAGCAAGCGGCATGACAATTAACGTGCCATCACTTGTTACATCAGCAGGCGGTAAGTCAGGCGTTGCACCAGTTGTAACAGTTGAAGCTGAAGGCGGCGCAGTTGCTAATACAGGTATGGTTACAGAATATTTATCTGGAACAATTTCTAAGTACAGTGGCATGAATACCATCAGTATAGAATTGTTAGAACGTTCAGACCCTAACTTCTATGCAGAACTAACACAGCAACTTCAGAACGCTTACCTAAAGACACTAGATACAACAGTTAATGCTGCGTTGATTACTGCAGGTACTGTTGCAACTACTGCACAAGCTGCTACATCAGCAGGCATTATCGGTTACGCATCAGAAGCGGCTCGCCTTGTTTATGAGGCAACTGGTTACTATGCACAGAATTACATCGCCAATGGATCTCAATGGCAACTACTTATGAGTGCATCAGATACAACAGGCCGCCCAATTTACTCAGCATCTCAGCCAATGAACGCAGGCGGCTTAACACAACCTGGTTCAATCCGCGGTAACGTACTTGGCCTTGATTTATATGTTGATAAGAACTTTGCAGCTACTACAACAGTAGATGACTCAGCGATTATCCTTGCGCCAGAAGCGTTTACTGTTTATCAGTCACCACAGGCATATATGTCTGTAAATGTTGTAAGCAACCTACAGGTACAGGTAGCGATCTATGGCTACATGGCAACAATCGCCAAGATGCCTAAGGGAATTATCCGTTACAACTTCACCTAAGAAATAACCCTAATAGTCGGTGGGCGATTAGCCCTTTCGCCCACCGACCCCTACTAAGTAAGGAGTATCCGATGCCAGCTAGTTACGTTACCGTAGCCGAGCTACGTGCCAATTTAGGTATAGGGAGTCTTTACTCAGATAGTACGGTCGAAGAGTGCTGCCAAGCTGCACAGGATCAAATTAACAGTTTCCTTTGGTTTGATTCTGCGCCAGTCGTGGGGACTGCATTGGTAAGCAACGTTGCCACCGTAATGTTGGCCAACCCCGGACTATTTACTACAGGCGAAAGCGTGACAATAGCCGGGGCTGGTTCAACATTTAACGGCACTTACACAATTACTGCCACGTTGCCATTTAGCACAGGTACTACAAATTTATTGCCAGCATTTAATATGCAGCTAAATTATTACCAACAGCCACGCGGCTATAGCTTTATTCAGTATGCCAAGGTTGCAGCTGATGAAAACTTCAGGCGCGTAGTGCCATCAGGCTCAGCCCTAGGTGCAGACACAAAGACTGCCACCTACGTCAATACAGCAAGCGTTCGCCAAGCTGCGATGATCTTGGCCGTTGATATTTGGCAAGCTCGCCAGGTATCCCAGACTGGCGGCGTAGGACTAGATGGCTTTAGCCCTAGCCCTTATCGCATGGGCAACAGCATGATAGGCAAAATAAGAGGCTTACTAGCCCCGTACATCTCACCGAATAGCATGGTGGGATAAATGCCTACGGCGGCTATTACAACCCTGCGTAGCACCATCGCAACGGCTTTAACCAATAACGGCGTATGGTCGGTATTCGCATACCCACCTGCAACTATCCTGGCTAACAGCTGCGTGGTAATTCCAGCCGATCCATATCTAACGCCAAGCAATAACAGCCAGATAACTATTTCACCTATGGCTAATTTTAAGATTTTGCTAACTGTGCCAATGTTTGACAACCAGGGCAACCTGCAAGGCATTGAGGATTTTATCGTTGCAGCTTATACAAAACTAGCTGCATCTAATCTTGTATTTAATATAACTAGCGTTAGCGCGCCCGGCGTATTAAATGCAGATAGCGGCGATCTATTAACAGCCGAATTTAATATATCCATACTAACGAGCTGGAGTTAAACCATGAGTAACGAATCCGATCTAGCTTGGCTTATTAAAATTGGCCAAGTGAAAGAAAACGCAGCACCATCTAAAGCCACTACAAAAACAGACGAGGAATAAACAAAATGGCAATTTATCTAAATAATAATGTTGGCGTTAAACTTGCCACAGCGGCCGCGCCAACAGTACCAAGTATTGACATCTCTAGTTATGTTACATCTGTAACTTTAACGCAAACTTTTGATGAGCTTGAAGTAACAGCTATGGGCGATACAGCTCATAAATATGTAGCAGGTTTACAAGCTGCAACTTTACAAATTGATTTTCTAAATGACTGGGCATCGTCTCAGGTTATGCAGACACTAAATGCGGCAGCTGGTTCAACACTAGCTGTATCAATGATTACCGTAAAAGGTACTGCTGTATCAGCTGCTAACCCTACATATCAATTTAGCATCTTAGTAAATAATTTAACACCTGTTGGCAGCGGCGGCGTGGGCGATGAAGCCATGTCCAGCCTGTCATTTACAGTTAATTCTGCATTGGTCGTATCTCCATCGGTAGCGTTCTAACCTAACTACGAAAGGGCAAACAAATGGCAAAACTCAAAATAACAAGGGCAACAGGCGAGGTTACTGAACACCAGATAACCCCGGCTATCGAATTTGCCTTTGAAGCGTATAAAGGTAAAGGTTTTCACAAGGCCTTTAGAGATGATGAAAAGCAGTCCGATGTGTTTTGGCTTGCTTACGAGTGTCTAAAGCGCGCAGCTGTAACAATTCCATTATTCGGTGCAGATTTCGTTGAGATGCTGGCCAAGGTGGAAGTGTTAGATGATGACCCGGAACTATAGGGCGTGACTCGTTTACTTACCTGGTCGCACGGATCAGTTTAGAAACGGGTATCGCGCCTAATGATTTACTTGAACTAGACAGCAGGATGTTTAAGGCTTTATTACAAGCGATGAAAGATCGAAATAAGGAGATGAAAAATGCCAGTAACAGTAAAAGGCGGCATTGATCTCCGTAAAGCCTTAAAGAAATTTACTCCTGATCTAGCTAAAGAAACACAGAAAGAAATGGCTGGATTATTAAAACCAATTACAGCTAAGGCTCGCGGCTTTATCCCATCTCAAGCCCCGTTATCGGGATGGGGTAAAGCATCGCCTAATGCTAGATGGTATTGGGATGGCCGCGCCGCTAAAAAAGGCGTAGGCTACAAAACTACACCTAGCAAGGTAAATCGATCAGGGTTTAGATCTTTAGCGCGTATTCAAAATGCATCGCGGTCTGGTGCAATATATGAAACTGCTGGGCGTAAGAATCCGGGCGGAAACTTTAGCCCCCGTTTACCAGGCAATTTAGTAGGTAAAGGTAAGATGGCTGGCCGCGCGATCTTTCGCGCATGGTCAGAGGATAACGGCAAAACTAACGCAGCTGTTATTAAGGCCATTGAATCGGCTAGGGATAAGTTTAACGCGGCTGTGGGGTATAATTAATGGCCGTTGATCCATCCGTAAGAATAGATATAGCCGCCGAATTTACTGGCAAAAAAGCCTTTGATAAGGCTGGGAAATCTACTTCATCTTTAGAAAAAAACGTAAAGAATTTAGCCAAAACTTTTGGCGTTGCCTTTGGTGCTAAGGCTGTATTGAATTTTGCCAAATCATCTGCTAAAGCATTTATAGAGGATGATAATGCTGCTCGATCATTAAGCGTAACAATTAAAAACCTAGGCCTTAATTACGATAACAATACAGTTATTATTGGTCGGTTTATTGATAACTTAGAGCAGCAGACTGGCGTACTTGATGATGAACTACGCCCAGCCATGGATCGATTATTACGAGCCACCGGGTCAGTTAGTAAGTCACAAGAATTATTAAACCTATCTTTAGATATTGCAGCTGGTACAGGCAAGACAGTTACTCAGGTTTCACAAAGTTTACAAAAAGCTTATTTAGGACAAAATGCCGCTATTGGCCGTTTAGGTGTTGGTATATCTAAAGCCGAATTAGCATCGGGTAAATTTGAGGATATACAGCAAAAACTAACTACCTTGTTTGCTGGTCAAGCCACTAGCGCAGCTAACAGTTATGCAGGCCAGTTGGCCAAATTACAAGTAGCTGCTAATAATGCTAAGGAAACTATAGGCGAAGGCTTAGTAGATGCTTTAAAATTGCTTAGCGGTGATACAAGCATAGACCAGTTAAACACAGGACTAGAGCAAACTTCACTTTATATTGCCGACATTATTCGCGGCATTGGCGTATTTATTCAAAAATTAAAAGAGATACCAGTAGCAGGTAAAGCTTTTCAATTACCTTTAGATGCTTATGTACAAGCTATTCCAGTAATCGGCGCGTATATCAGTATTCTGTCTAATCTAGGCGCAGAGATGCGCACACTTAATACCCAGGCTGGCCGCATGTTTACGGGTGGATCAGGTGGCCCTAGCCGTGACTTTGTAAAGGAACGTGAAGCTAAAGCCCTAGCGGCTAAGATTGCAGCCGACAAAAAAGCCGCTGCCAATAAGATTAAGGCCGATAAATTAGCAGCTGCCAATAAAGCAAAATTAGATAAAGCTGCTGCCGTATTTGAAATACAAAAAATCCAAATAGCAGCTGCCTTAAAGGGCAAGATAACCGAGGAAGAAAAAATACGCTTGTTACTTATGCAGGCTATCGAGGATGAAAACGCAGATAAGGCCGAGGCATTAGCTAAAAAACTAGAGGAAATTCAAGCAAAAAATGCCAAAATTGCTGCCGATCTTTTAAAAATAGGTGAGGCTAAAGATCCGTTTGCTACATGGGCAGGCAGTCTATCTTTAGCGTTGGCAGAACTTGGTAAATTAGGACTAGGCCTAGCCGATGTTCCTGGCTTAGTTCCTGGAGTAAATTTTAATCCAAACCAAAACAAAGACCGTAATTATGATATGAAAGTAGCAGCGGTAGAAGCTGCTGTTGCATTAGCAGCAATCGAAAAAGATCCCGCGTTAACCAGTGAAATTTTTGCAGATGATGACACTATATCGGACATTTTAACCAAGGTACAAAATGCCGCAGCTGATGCCGCTGCCGCTGCTGAAGCTGCCGCCACATCGGTTACGCAATCGCAAACTACAGTAGATGCCTTGGCTGCAGCTGCAATAAACGTAACGCCTGGGCAGTCTGCTACAGGGTCATCGTCAATGTTTAACCCTTATGGTCCTGCAGTTGGTGGCCCTGGTTACGGTATGCAAACACCATCCATAACTATCAATATCGAAGGCAACGTATTAGATGGTGATGACTTTACCGAAAAGGTAAACGATGCATTACTAAATGCTAATAGGCAAGGTTTGCCGCGTACTGCCGCTGGATTCTTAGTGGATGCCGGATAATGACAATCCCAGTTATCAATGCGGTTATTAACTTTTCTACTGGCCCTAGTTTTGCCCAGGCATTAATTCTTGGCGAAGGTATATTAGGCACTAACGTATTGGCAGACTCAGCTGCAGTTATCGTAGATGTAAGTAACGTAGTCGATAGCGTGAGCATTAAGCGCGGCCGCAATCCGCAGGCCGATGAATTCCAGACAGGTACGCTAACTTTGCGCATCGTGGATCAAAACGGCGACTTTAATCCGCAGAACCCTAGCAGCCCCTATTTTGGCCTACTTGATCCAATGCGTAAAGTGTCCATATCGGCTACCTATAGCGGTGTCACGTATGCCATGTTTTCGGGATTTATTACCAGCTATACGACCAGTACGCCTAAAAATGCTACCGATGTAGTTTATACAGTCATCCAGGCCGTAGATGCCCTAAGACTGGCTCAAAATGCCCAGATTAGTACAGTTACAGGCGCGACTGCTGGCGATCTAAGCGGTACAAGAATTAACCAAATTCTTAACACTATTGACTGGCCAGCATCCATGCGTGACGTAGATGCCGGGCTTACGCAACTGCAGAACGATCCTGGCACAGCTCGTACATCCCTAGCCGCATTACAAACCGTTACAAATAGTGAGTATGGTGCGTTTTACGTTGATGCATCGGGATCTTTCGTATTTCAAGATCGAAACGTTACTACGGCCAGTATTGCAGGTACGCCTACCGTGTTTAACGATAACGGCACAGATATTGGCTATTTCAATGCTGTCTGGCGTTTAGATGACACCCTTGTCTTTAACCAGGCGAACGTGACCCGTACAGGTGGCACAGTTCAAAACGCTACTAACGCAGCTAGTGTTACCAAGTATTTTGCCCATACCTACAATATCCAGAATTTACTTATGGAAACCGATGCCGTAGCCCTAGACTATGCGCGTGCATACGTTGCAAGCCGGGCTGAAACTAGCGTTAGATGCGATGCGATCGAGCTAGACCTGTACACCGATAATTACAACACAGGCATAATTGCAGCCCTAGACCTAGATTTCTTTGATCCTGTAACTATTACTACAAACCAACCAGGTGCATCTACCCTTACTAAAACCTTACAAATATTTGGCGTGGCACACAGCGTTACACCCAATAAATGGCGCACTACCTTTACTACACTTGAACCCGTGATAGACGGGTTTATATTGAACTCAACCCAATACGGCGTACTTGATACATCCGTATTGAGCTATTAAGGAGATAAGAAAATGGGAGCAGGACTAGGCTTTAAAGATTTTGTAACAGGAGAAGTTTTAACGGCTAATGACGTTGATGGCTACCTAATGCAAGGCGTATGGGTGTTTGCTAATGCGGCTGCCCGTACAGCGGCAGTAACCAGCCCGCAGGAAGGTAATTTTAGTTTTTTAAAAGACACTAACTCAACTGAGTACTACACGGGATCAGCGTGGGTTGCAGTAGCTGGCTCAAGCAAAGTAGTACAAATAGTTAATACACAGACTGGCACTACGGCAAGCGGATCAACAACAATGCCTAATGACGGCACAATCCCACAAAATACCGAAGGCAACCAATATATGTCTTTAGCGATTACTCCTACAAGTGCTACAAACATTTTAACGATTCAAGTAATTGCGTTTTATCAATGCGGTGCAAACTTAGGTGACATCGGCACGGCGTTATTCCAGGATTCAACGGCTAACGCTTTAGCAGCTATAGGTCAAAGACTGGCGGCATCAACAAGTGGCATGTCAGCACTTAACTATTACATGGTTGCAGGCACTACATCGGCAACTACTTTTAAGGTAAGAATTGGTAACGCAAGTGCCGGTACAACAGTATTTAACGATAACAAGTACGGTCAAATAGCTGCATCGTCTATCACTATCACAGAAAGCACACCATGAACACTTACAAAATAGTTAAAAATATCAACGGCGATTTAGTTTGCTTCGGCCCAAATACCGATAGTTATGAACCAACCATAAATGAAGGTGACATTATGACTATTGAAACGGAGTCAGTCGCTTTGCCTTTAATAGAAAAATGGCAAACAGAGCAAAAAGCAATAGCAGACAAAGTTGCTCAAGATAAAGCTGCATTACTGGTCAAACTAGGCATTACAGCCGATGAGGCAGCTCTACTGCTGTCATGAGTGCGATCAGTTATAACGGGTGGCCAGCCTCTAAAGATGTTGAGTCGATCCGTATCAAGTCTTACGCGATTAAGGGCAGCACTATTAAGTTGCGCTGCGCATATTTTGCTGCGCCTTTATTGGTTGCCTTTGCTGAGTCTTTTCATGAATTGATCGAGCC